ATGCTGCGCATGTTGCTGGCGCTGCTGCTCGGCTCGCTGGGCTTCTGTGAAGCCGGTAAGCGTTCCCTTGACCGCCGCAAGCTCGTCCTGAAGCTGCTTGACGATCGGGTGAATGGGTTCGGCAGGTTGCTCTGGCGTGGCCCCTTGCGCGGCGTCTACCACCTGCGCGGCGGCGGACGGCGTGATCCCGAGGCGCTTTGCCAAATCCTGCGTGTTGATCTTGTAATGCTGGACGATCTTCAAGACCTGTCCGGCCGGGTCCGTCGCCAAGCCGCGCTCGACTTCGCCCCACGCCTTGATCAGCGCGCCCTTCGTCCAGCCCTGCGCGTGGAGGGCCGGCATGTCGGGCTCAAACATCCTGTCGACTTCGCCGTAATCCTTTTCGAGCGCGGCGGCGCGCTGGAGTTTCGGCGTGAAACCGGCCTCGATCGCCTTGAACCGCTCGACCGCCTTCGCGCGATGATCGGGGGGGAGCGAGGCAATCCAATCCTTGTCGGCTTGCGACCAATGCTGCGGCGCTTCCGTCGCGGCTGCTCCCTGCTCGGGGGCGGCCTGCTCTTCCGCCGGAGCGGCGGCTTCTGGTGTCGCTGACGCGGCGTCCGGCGCGGCTTCGGGCGTGCCGTCTTGCTTGACGAATCTCCCGCTGGCGTCACGCGCCCGACCGTCCGATGGCGTGCTGTCCTGCTCGACAGCAGGCGCTTCCGTGGGCGATGCCTCGGGCGTCCCGGTGCCCTCGACTTCGGCGAAGGCGGCGTCAATGGAATCGCGAATGGATGCGGCTGGCTGCTCAGCAGCGCCGGTCACTTGATCGGTCATGGGTTTCCTTGGGTTGAACTAACTTGCGACGGCGCGCTTTGCCTTCTCGCTCGCCCGCATCGCCTCGGCGCGCAATCCCTCGTCCTGCATGGCGCGCTGAATGTCGGCCGAGACTGGCGGCAGTTCCGAGCGGCGCGGCGGCTTGAACTCGTTCCCGACCTCGACGCAGCCATGCGCTTTCAAATGGTCCCGGTGCTGCCGGCGACCGCCGATGGTCGAGCCGTCGACAACCGAGCGGTAGGGCTGGATATCGCCCATCACCATCGGGGCGGCGATCTTGTCGGATGCCTTCACGTCGGCATATTTGCGCGCGTAGAAATCGGCGGCGGGGACAAGTTCCATGCGCTGGCGGTCGAATACCCATCGTCCCCGAATCATGCGGCGTTCTCCGCCCTGCGTCGTCCATGCTTCATCAAATGGGCATACATGATCTCGAACGACGATTCGCCCTTCTGGCGGCTTTCCAATTTCCCGCAAAGGTCGTCGACAAAGCCTTCGGGCAACGTGAATCCCTTCGCCTCATGCGCCGAGCGGACGAGAGGGACGATCTCGCGCCACACCGAACAACGGTCAGTCATGCGGCGTCCGCCATGATGCGGCGGTACTCGGCGCGGATGCCGTCGATCATCACCCGTGGATCGAAACACCAATCTTCCGCCGCGCCGCGATGGAATGCATCGAAAGACGCGCGCCTATAGGGGCACGTTACCCGCCGCACCGCCTCGTCAATCGCCTCCTCGCGCGTCAGGACCGGGCGAATGTTGATCATGCCGCCTCCGTAGGCTTCGCGTCGTTCGCGGCCTTGGCCGCCGTCTTCTCCCGCTCCAGCGCGTGCGTCTTGTCGAACTGCTGACGACGGAACAAATCATCCGCCGCAAGCTTCTCGCGGTTCCGGTGATGCTCCAATGTCGCAACATGCGTCCGGACCCGCTCATCCGCGGCCACGCCGGCCAATTTCACGGCGAGGTCGTTCTCCTGGTCCTTCGCCCTCAACTGCGCTTCGGTCTGCATGCGATGACCGTCGAGAGCGATCCTCTGCTTGCCTTGGCTGTCCTCGATGGCGAGCTTCTGTTGGCCCTGTTGGGCCTCTTGCTGAAGCTTCAGCACGCCCTGTTGGCCGTCGAGCTGAATCCGCTGCCGGCCAAGCTCGGCGTCGGTCTGCAGCTTCGCCAATGCCGGATCGGTCTTCTGCGGCGCCTCGGGCAAGTCGTCGAGCTGATCGGCGAATTTGTCGATCGTCTCCACCATCGACCGCCCGGCCCGGAACCCATGGGCGACGAATTTCAGGGTTTCAGCCACCAGAGCACCACCAGCCTTCGGCATCTGCTGGACGAACGGGATGGACTGCTGAAGTACCGTCCCGATCGCGGTGACGAACTGCACCCGCGCGGCCTGCTCGGCGTCCTGATCCGCCGCTATGGTTGAATCCGCCTCGATGTCGAGCCGGAATGTCCGCAAGGCGTCCTGCTTGAGCAACGCACACGCGGCCATGAATTGCTCGTTCTTGCGCGCGACCTCTTCCTGATAGGCTTGGTATTTCGCCATGTCCTGCTGATACTTCGCCATCGGATCGGTTGGGGGTGGCGGCTCCACAGGACCGCCTTGTGCGGTATGGGGTGCCGGGGGCGGCGCTCCGGGTTGGGACGGAACGCCGGCCCCCGGCTGCGCTCCAGCGCCCGGCAACGGCACCGCAGGAAGGGATGACTGCGATGGTTGCGGCGGAGCGGCGGGCGCATCCTGTGGCGCGGATTGAGCGGAGACATCTTGCGGTTGTGGAGTGGCGGGCTGAGGAAGGGCTAATTGCGGTGTATTTCCTACCGGCGGTTGCATTGCCGGCATTTGCGGCATGACAGGCTGCGGGACCGGCTGCGGCAATTCCGGCAGGCCGGTGATCTCGCTGATCTTCGCCGGCTCCAAATGCTTCGATATCACCTGCCCGGCCAAGCGGAAGAGATCGCGCGCGAAGCGGCCGACATCCTTCTGGCTATCCGTCGTGCGGATCGTGCCGTACTGGCTTTTCAGCCGCTGCGCGCCGAACGTCTCCTCCGGCTTCGTCGCCCCGCGCATGATGTCCGACAGACCGGAAATCTCGTAGAGCAATTCCTTCTGGCGATCGAACGCCTCGTAAAGCTTGCCAAGCACCTCTGCGATGACCTGGATCGGCACCCAGAGGATAGTTCCCTCCAGACCGCCTTTCTGCTGCGCGAAGAGCGCCCAATCCTCGACGGGGATAAGGGTGTTGTCCGTCCCCTCTTGGAGCAATTGCGAGAGCGTCGCCTTTTCGGAAGCCGCATAGACGCCCGCCACCCGCAACGCACGGGTCAGCTTGTCGATGCGCTGCGCCAGAATGTCGAGCTGGTCCGCCTGGTCCTGATACTGCGCGAAGTCCGGAACCGGGATCATCCGATCCGTCGTGGTGGTCGCGAGCAAGGGTTTCGGGCACGGGAAGAACCCGTCGACCTCTAACGGGTCGTCCACCGTATCGAGAGGAGCGTCGAGATACTCCTTGGCGATCCAGACGGTCTGCCGCTTGGTCTTGTCCCAAAACTCTAGAACCGTGGCTTTCTTGAACAGGTCGGGAGGAAGTTCTTCCTTCTCCATGCCCTTCGGCGTGTAGTCGAGAGGGACCGCCTTGCCGATCTTCTTGCCGAACCGATTAACGAGTTCGTCGCGCGTCATGTACGACGTGAAGCGCAGCCAGGTCATTTCCTCCCAGCGCCGGCAGGGCGACCACGCGATATCCTCCCAAAACACGTATTCCCAGAATACCTTTTCATCCTGCACGGGGCGGAAGGTCTGGTCAGGACGCTCCGGGTCGGCCTCCTCCTCGCCATAGGTCGGCTCGTACCGCACGCGGGCGATACCGAGACCGGGAAGCAGCCTGTCCTCAACGCATGAGCGGAGAACGCCGTCGATGTCGTAACGATCGCAGATATAGCTCAGCGAGCGTTGCAGGATGGACGAGGCGACGCGGACGACTTCTTCTTCAGTGTTGATCCAGCGCGGCGCGATGTCGGGCTTGGGCGTGTGAGCGTAGAGGACAGGTTTTAGAACCTGGATGTTGGCCCACAGCGCGTTGAACTTCTGCGACGACCGTATCTCGGCCGCCGCCCGCTCGTCGCGATACCGCTTGATGACCTTGCGGCCCCGCTTATGCCACGGCGACAGTTCCTTGTCGGCCAAGCGATCTTGGCTCAGCCAGTAGGCGACGATATCCCCCGGCTTTGGTCCGATGTCCTCTTGAGATTCGAGCGTCGAGGCGTCGACATTTGACGGATCAGCCATCGGTCAGCCTCCCGTCATATTCTGTTGCCCGATGCGCGAGGTCTTGCCAGTTTCCACGCTTCATCCATCGTCATGTTGAGGGTGCCGCGGATTGGCTCGGCCGGACCCGGCGCTGCTTTGCCGGTCATCATCTTGTTGAGCAAGCGGCCTAGCAGGCTCATCACGTCAACCTGATCGTCATTGGCCGCCGTGGGGAACGACAGCAGCTCAGAGACAAAGGCGCTCACCCATGGCGCGTTGCGCGGCAGATAGACCTTGCCCATCGCCATGCGGCCCCTGATCGCCTGCGCGCGCGTCGGCTTGTCGACGGCGGACGCGAATGTCTCCCGGTAGCACCAAGCGCCTTCCTCGCGCTGGCGCTTATCGAGGAACGGCCCGACGCCCTTGGCTATTTGCCCCGCTTCTTCGGCCCACTGAATCGGGCGCCACCGCTGGACCAGCTCAATCCACGACTCGACCCACTGATCCGGCGCTGTTTGCTTGCGCCACAGGTCGAGCATGAACAAATCATCGTCCGGGTTAACGCCCGCGATGCCGTGAACGGTGTAATCGCCGCCCTGATCCGTGACGGCGTAATCGCTCGCGCCGTATATCCGCATCGTCGCCAGCGCCGGGGGCTCGTCGTACCACCGCAGCCATTCGCGCTTGAAGAAATCGCCCTCTTCCGGCGAGGGCCTCTGCTGATAAAGCGCCGACCAATTGCGCGGTCCCTGGATGATCTTCTCGCGGGCCAGCATCCCGTTCGTGAACCATTCGGGCCAGATATACTCGCCCGGCTTTCGTCCAAGCGGATCGCCCGCTTCTGCTTCTGCCCGCAGGCTGATGACGGTCCAAATCTCTCCGTCTTTTCCACGAATTTCGCCAGATTGCCCGGCATAGTCCGCAGGCAGAATCCGTCCCGCTATGTCGTCCTCATGCCAGCGGGTCATAATTAGGATGATCGCGCCGTCCGGCTTTAGCCGGGTGCGCAGATCAGATTTCCACCACTCCCAAGCCGTGTCTCGGATGAGGATGCTATCGGCTTCCTTCCGTCCCTTGATCGGGTCATCAACGAGGATGATATCACCGCGCCGGCCCGTAACCGCGCCGTCAACCGATGTTGCCGTATACTCGCCGCCCGTCGCCGTCTCCCACTCGTCTTTCGCCGACGCATCCGAGGCGAGGCCGAAGCCAAACACACTGCGATAGCGCGGGCCGGCGACGATATTGCGGCACCGCTTGCCGAACCGGAGCGACAGGCGCGAGCCATACGACGCGCTGATTATCGACTTCTTCTGATTGCGGCCGAGGAACCACGGCGGAAAGCAAACGCTGGCATAGGTGCTCTTGGCCGTGCCGGGCGGCATGAACACCATGAGCCGCGTAACTTCGCCGCGCTCTACGGCCTCCAGCTTGTCAATCAGCAGCCTATGATGGGCCGCCGGCTTCAACTCCGGCGAAATCTCCTCAATGAAGTTTGGGAGACTCGCCCTTGCCCGTCTGCGGCGCAGCAGCTCCGTTGCGGCCTCGGCGCTCGTTATCCGCGATTTCTGCAAGTTCGGCGTCGGTGAGGTCAGTTGCATCCTTGCCGTCACCTACGCTTCCGCTGTGCTCCACGTTTGCCAGCTTCGGCGCGTAGTAGGGAGCCGCCGCCTTAGCCGCGTCCAGCCGCTCATCAAAGCTCGGCTCATGCCCGTCTATGGTCTCGCCGCGCGACACGGCGCACAGGAACTCATGGGGGAGCATGCCAACAGCGATAGCCTTCTCGACCATCTCAGCCGTCCGCTTATTTCTTGCGCCAGCCTTGCGACCCGCGCCCGATCGCTTACCTCCGCGCATCGTTTGATTTCCGCTGATTGTTTTTCAAAGCCGATGCAGGACGCTAACCCGCCGCCTTCTCGATCGTCGCCCTCAGCCCCTCGCGCTTGGCGAAGAACTTGCACCACATCGCCGGGTCTATCTCCCCGACCACGATCTCACAGCGATGGTTGCTGTAATGCGTGCATATCCCGCAATGAGCGGAGGGCATGCCTTTGGAGTACTGAGCGGAGGCTTTCGAGACTGTCGCGGCCATCCTACCGTGCCGCCTCTTGCCACAGCCCGAAGGCGCGGCGGAACTCGGCCTTCGCCATCATGGCCTGCATTTCCTTGGCCGATGCCTTGTCTACGTACCGATCTATGGTTGCAACGTTCCGCATGTCGCGCTTGATGTTCTCGATAGTGCGGGCGGAGCCGGTTAGGACGGGGTTGGACATGCGCTAAATCCCCGACCCTCCAGCGGTCCCGTCGAGCATGTCAGCGGCCATTACGGTGAGCGGATCGCCCCATGTGAAGGGGTCGCACACCTGGCCGAAGCTGAACATGTGCGCGCTCTCATCTGCGAAAATGAGGCCGACGATCCGCGCATAGCTAACCGCGCTGTGCTCTCCCGGCTTAATCGGGCACATATCCGCCATGTGGTGAACCCACCGGACACCGCAGGAGGGACATTTGCCGTCGTCGGAGGCGATCGGCTTCTGGAGGTCGGGAGGCTTGCCCCACGAATCCGGGTCGTCGGCGATGCGAGTGCGCATGCGAATCTTCTCGGCGATGTATCGGGAATGACTTTGACTCGCTCGCCAGCTATCAGGGCCGAGCGGTTCGGTGGGGCGTCACGTCGTATCACCCGAGAGGGTGCCGGAAAGACTAACCCCACACCAAATCTATGCGATTCCGGGATCTGGTGCAACAACATTATGCGGCCCTGATACTTTCGGGGGATATCGCTGTCGCCTGCTGGCCGCCGAAGATCGAGAGAAGGACGCGGACATTGCGCCCCTCATGGCCCACCACGACGCCGGGGAAGCCCTCGAATGGCCCGGACGTGATTTGGATGCTCGCCCCCTTGGCAAATCGTTTGATCGCCTCCACCGTCTTGGCAAGGTCGAGGATCACCCCATCCCCGTCCGGGCCTAGCAGGCGATCGACGATGATTTGGGGCAGGATGCCTGGCTCTACACGGTCCCCCGCCTTGCGGACCACCAGCGTCATGCCGGCGCGCTGCGGATCGCCCCGCAAAGCGCGCTGCCAGACAGGCTGCGCCTCATTGGCCGAGAACAGCATGTAGCGCGGAAAGGCCGGGATCAGGACGATTTCTCGATGCTCCCTCCGAGGGGCATGGTTTCTCACCCATCGATTGACCACCCTGCTCTTGCGGATCGCCGGCACGAAGGCGTCGAAATTCATCTCGCGCAGTTTGGCGACGACATCAAACTCCGCGTTCGGGCGCGTCCAGCCGACCATCCAGCGATTCATGTGCTTGCCCTTTCCAGTTCGATCAAATGCGGCGCCCGGCTCAGCGATGTTCGCATGCGGCCCATCACGACCCCTGACGGTGTAAGCGGGGAGTTGGCGCCCCGGCAGCGTTGCTGCCGTCACGCTCTTGCCGTTCCGGTCGAGCCTGCGCTGCGCTTGTCTCGATCGCTTCGCGACTATCGATCGTTGGCGCGGTCATCGTGCTCCCATCCTCTCCAACCATTCCTGCGCCTTGGGATCGTCAGCGTCCGGGAGCGGTGCGGTGTGGATTTTCCCGAGCGGCCGGCGCGGCTCGGCGCCGGGATGCTTCCGAGGCTTCGTTGGCGCGAGCGATGCCTTGATGGCGTCGAGTTCCGCCACCTGCTCGGCCGTTAGCGGCTTCTTCGGCCGTGGGTTCGGCTCGGCGCTTCCGAGGCGAGCCACGCGGAGACGCGCAAGGACCAGACGACGCTCGCTCAGCTCGTCCGGCATGGCCTGGCGCAGCTCGGACGGCTTCGGGAACCACTTGCACGTCATCCGCACGGCTTTCAGTCCCCGCGCGACGAGATCGGCGGGGACATCGGCCAAGGCTTCGAGATAGAAGGGCGCCACCTTCTGCCAATTGTCTGGCAGGCCGTAAAGCTCAAGCGTTTGCAGCAGCATGACCGCCAGCATTTTCGGATCGATCGGCGTCAATGATGATTCCGCCGCCGAAATCTCCCGAGAAATCTGCGCGGCCGGGACTGGCACCGGTTCCCCCGCACTCCACCCCGAGAGCCACGAGGGCGCCTGCCATGCCTTCGGCAAGCCTACGAGATTTGTCTTCTGCGGATTGCCTGGGAGATTTGCCATTGGTGCCCGTCATGCGCTTGAGTTCGTCGACCATCCTCGAAAATGGATCAACCGGCGCGGGGCCGGCGCGGATCGTCGCCGCCGCCATGATGACGTTGCCATCGCCGTAGTCGCGGCAGCACTTGCCGAGCCATGCTCGAACGGATGACTCGGATCGAGAGGAAGCACCTACAAGCCAGGTGAGCACCTGACCGAACACAATCGATTTGAGATCGAGCGGCGGGGGTGGCGGCGCGCTAGCGTCCGCAGAAGAACCGCTAGGTTCTTCTGAATCTTCTTTTAATTCTTTTCCTTCATTCTTATTTGCGTCACCGCTGCGTCGCTGCTGCGTCGCTGCTGCGTCGGGTGGTGCGTCGTCGACGCTATCTGTTGTCTGATACGCGTCGTAATTACAAATGGTTATGACCGTCTGTCCTGCGTCGGCGACGCATGCAATCATCTTCTCCAATTCTGCGCGGGCGAGGAACCGACGCACCTTCGCGTCATCCCATCCCCATGCGCTCGCCATGTAGCGCAGCGAGTAGCAGAGTTGGCCGCGATTAATGCTGATCGATTTGCCGGCAACACCGACCCGCGTATCCTTGAACGCGGCATGCTCGATCAGCCACACCCACGCATCGCGGCGGCTGTGCGGCTCGCGTCCGAACATCGGGTTTTCCTGCCACCCGCGATGCATGAGATAGAAGCCGGTCACGCTCAAACCGCCATCTCGATTTGACCGGGATCTGAAAGAACGCGATGCAACACACGATCTGAGGCGGCGCGCATGGTTTCCTGCTCCGCCCTCAATCGCTCGATCGTCCGAATGCCGTGCATGATGGTGGTGTGATCGCGGTCGCCGATGGCGCGGCCGATCATGGGCAACGATGCCAGTGTCGCCTGCTTGGCCGCCCACATGGCGACCTGGCGGGGCCGGGCAATGAGGCGCGCGCGCTGATCGCCGAGAAGCTCGGCCATCGATACGCCCATCTCCTCGCTGACAACGCGCAGGCAATCGGCTACCGTGATACGGCGCTCGCTCATCGCCCAAGCGCCTTGTGCAAGCTGTTGAACACCGCCGCCTCCCTGATCCCGAGCGCCTTCGCTATTTCCAGCGTGTTAAATCCCCAATTCCACATGCGGGCGATGCTGCCCCAGAGATTGGAGGGAGCTTGGGGACAGCCCCAGGAGTCGGGATGGACGTAATTGGCCGTCGTCGTCACAGCTTCTCCCCCGTCTCGATCAGGATTACCGCGGAATGGTGCCTGTGATGGTCCGTCAGGACGGGAGGCTCGCCATAGGATGCCCCCTCGGGAAGCGGCTCGCCGTTGAGGTGGTACATGACCGTGATGACCTCGCCGATAGGCCAGTCGATGGTTTCGCTGCGTAGGGGATGGTGAGGATTCATATCCCGCTCCCGCCGGCAAGACCCTCTGTATGAGCCTGAGAAATAAGGTCAGAGTGGGAGGGCGCATCGCTTTCAGCGACCGGGCTGTCGTGCAAGCACGGAGCCTGCGCTTCGCTTGTCTCCGCCCTTCGGGCTTCCATCCCTTGCGCATTTGGAGGCGCTGGCATGCGGTGGTCGACGATCTCGATACCCGCGACGTTGCCCTCGTCGTCAAGATCAATGATCGCCTCGACGTGGATTTGCCGGAGATACGGCGGCTTCTTCCGCTCGTCGAGCTGGATGTACCAGAGATTCCCGTGCTCATCGTGGCACGCCCATTTCGCTGTGCCGCGCCGCGCGATAGCGGGCGTTACCGAATGGCCGAGACCGCTTGCGGGCTCGGGTGAGCGAAGCGAGCTAGCACGCGACGGCGAAGCCGGATCGCCCATATCCTGTTTCATCCCATCACCCGATACCGCCGCGCCCGGCGCCCGCTGACATTGGTGTAGAAATCCCCCTCGACGACTGCGATCTTGCCCGCGCGTTCCAACTCGACAGTTCTGCGATTGGCCGCGTGATGTGTGGGCCAGCCGAGCGCATCGGAGATTTCCTGGCAGGCCATCGGACGATCGTTCAATCTCATGACGGCGAGGATCATCGAATGGTGCTTGTCCCGAAGGTCCAGCGCCGATAGGGCCGCTTCCTGTGAGGTAACAGGATCGCTGCGCCGGTACATCGGACGGGCGGAGTCGAAGAGGTCGGTTTGCGTCATGCGACCCTCACCTCAATGCAGAGTTGCGGTTTATCGCTGTATCGTTTGACGACTTGCGCAGAGCAAACTTGCTTGTCGTCGCGCCAGATCACTTCCTTGAATGCGTCACACATCTTCCCGATGTTGTCCCAATCGGGCTTGACGTTCGGCAGGAGGGAGCCATCGAGCGCCGCCGTGCGCTTCTTGCGCGACCAGCTCGCCGGGACCGGCATGAGCGCCACGATCGACAGACGAACCGGCCCCTCGATTGGTGCCCTGCCCTGCATCGCTTCTTGGGCTAGGATGCGGAGCGCGGCCATGTAGTTCCGCGTCTCCTTCGGCGTGTAGGAGAATCCGCCGTTCGTCGAGCGCGCTTGCTTGCCCATTGGAGCGCCCGCCAAGACTATGTGAATTGGCTCGCTCACAGCCCCGCACACCGTGCGCCTGTCGAACCGGTCAGGCTCATCCGGTCAGGACGATTCCCCCGGAACATCGGTTCCCATGAAGATGCGCGGGGATGATCGGTGAACCGCACGTTCTGCCAGGGATCGCCGGGAGGCTGTGCGGCGAGTTCAGGGTCAGGCGCGGGCCGAACGATTCTCTCGTAGGCTTCGCGCACCAGAATGCCCTGCCGGAAGCGATAGTTTTTGATTGCTGACTTGGACCGCCCGAGCACGGCGCCGATCTCTTTATCCGTCATGCCGTCGCGCTTCATCGCGGCAATGAGGCGCCCTTGCTCTTGCGTGATCGCGGACCGTGACATCAAGCAATCTCCGCGGTGAGAAAAGTGCCGGCGGCATCGGGTGCTATGCCGGTGCCGCCGGCGAGGTTGGTCGTCTGGTCCGTCGCTCCTGGGAGGGTAGAAGCGGACCCTTCGCTCGCGCGAAGCTCTCTATGCCGCTGGCCGTGATGGCGAGGACAAAGCCAGATCACATCAAGAGGCTTGGAATAATCGTCATGATGGGCGTGGACCCCGTGATCCGTCGCGCACCGCTCGCAAGCTCGCGGAACAATCTCGCCGCGCAACAATGCGCGCTCAACCGCCTTATGCGCCGCTCTCTTGTCGGCATTATCGCGCTGCCACCGCGCCTTGGTTTCGCGGAATCGCCCGCGATTTCGCTGGCGCCAGATAGCCAAGCGGAGACGCTCGCAAGAGCGACACGTACCTCTTGTGCCGTTATTTCTGCGACGAGCGAATTCGCTGATGGGCTGCTCGACTCCGCACCGCGATT